ACGTTTTTCGTGCTTTGGTAGATCCCAGTTCATAGTAGTTTAGCGTGGTTCTATGTATTTTAGATGGTTGTGTGAGAATTTCTGTATATACTCACACTTTCTTAACTATTGACCCCATCATGCCATTGCTTGAACGACATGCGAGGCCAGATTCCATACTCAACTCCTGCGAGATTCTTAGAGTTTAACACTTCATATGGGTGAGCGACTGCCTGGGTGTGATACTTTACAAACTGGTCGTCTGGGTTGAATGGCAGTGTCTTAGCATAGTCCCAAAACGCTGTCTCAAATTGAGACCCATACTGATAATGCCACAAGATGAATGTTTCAAGTTGTTTCATTATAGCACGGATGCTAGCATCTTGTGCTTTCTTAGACCTTTCATTAACAATGTAATCCCATGCATGACCTGCAACATTACGATAGAACGTCGTAGATGTTGCTTCTAATGGTTCCAAGAATGCGAAGCGATTGCCATTAAGAATAGTTCTTTCACCAAAGAACATAGACTTACAGATATAATTACGAAACCTTAATACATCATCAATGTCATCTTCAGTGACATCAAATCTATCAAGGAAATCTTCTCTTGCTTCCTCATCAGTTGTGATAGTATTATTATACAGATAACCATATGAAATACTATCATTATTAGGGATGACAAACGTCCACCCATGTGGTGTGGCAACACATTTTGTGTCACGCAGATCAGGATCAGCACCATCAGTAAATGCAATGATGGCAGAATTATGTGGATTGATTAGTGTATCGTAATTATCCCAGTTGTTGTAGTGTTTACCACGACAATCAAAAATATAATCAGCATCTATTTCTGATTCAGGATCTTCAATTGCTTTTTCTACTACATTCACATATTGTGATTTTCTTACTTTTTCTGATAATTTGTGAGTTTGAAAGTGACATGCAATACTATCCATGAAGAATTTGTGATAGATGTGCTTTTGCTTTTTTCCCCAGTTTTCATATAGAATACCAAGTTTCAAAGTAGCACCAATATCATTATTCCACCAATCCATGTTAAGTGACGATGAAATCAATTGTAGTACATCTGGTGTGGTGCTCTGTCCTACCTTTTCAATAGGACAGTTAGGATCATGGTACATATCAATCTCAAACTCATTAGTACCATACTTACCACCGTAATAACCAAAGTTCAATGCTGTAATAGATCCAGCATTGCCACTACCAACAATAGCAATCTTTCTCATTTATATGCTGGTCCCCACGCCCACGCTACAAGTGTACGTCTCTTACCAGATAGAACATGATCTACCTTGTGATTCATCATCGATGGGAATACAAGAATATCTCCCTTGTTTAATCTAACAGTTTGATAATCAATCTCTCCTTTACGTAGACAAGCAAACTGAAAATCTCCTCCTTCGAAGTCTTCACCCTGTTGATCTAACATTACAGTCATTGATAGTTTCCTGCATGTTCTAGGATCTCCTGGTGCCATTAGATGATCGTTATGCCAATCATAGTGACCCCCAAAAGTTTCTTCATATACATCAGAAGTAAGATTCTCTGGTTCTTCATACTCACTATACTGGACTTCTTCAACACCAGACAGTGCGAATTGCCAATCTGGATCAGACTCATTAGCACTAGCAAACTGCAACTCAACTAGTGACAAAAAGAAAGGATCACTCAACCATGAGATCTTTGACTTTCTGATCTTTTCGTCTACTGCTTTGTCACCATTAACTGCTCCTGGTTGCATTACAAGATTTATACCCTTCAGGCGTTCTTCGATCAATTCGATAGCATCATCAGGTAATGTAGCAACTTTATATTTTTCAAACTGTTGAAACTGAAAATCAATTATGTTTTCTCCTTCAGCATCATATAGAACGCTACCTCTAGAAGCAACTTCCATTATTCATCTCCTCCATCATCTACTCGATCAACTGATGCAATATCACATACAGGAACTTCATGTTCCCCTCCAATAAGATACCATGGCATGATCTGACCGTGGTATTCTGGGTGTGCTTGATAATCTTCAGGATATACACGATCACCAAGATACTTCACTTCAGTATCTGGAATGTTATGCTCTCGCAGCATTGCTTGCAACTGCAAGTGAATTAACTCTGGTGCTGATGGTACTTTCATTTAGATCACATTTCAACATTCGCAGCATAACATCAATTAGGTGGTGCTGTCAACCCCGTGGTATTTGCGTTCCACCATGTGAAGTCACCGTTTTCATCCATGACATAACAGCGCCAGTAATAGTCTGGATCAGGACAATTTTCTTCTGATGGGAACCATGCTGCTGCTTCTTCTGCTGCTAGATCAGATGATGCTACCTCAATAATATCCCATTGACCTGTTGCTTTCATCATGTCAAGGACATTATCATCAGTAAACTCTTCATACCAAGCAAAGATATCTGCCTTCTTATCTTCAGGAATTGGAGTCAGTCTGTAAAAATAAATCAACGATGTCTTTTTAGTTTTACAATAGAACTCCATTAAGTCGGCATAGTTAATCCAATCATTCATTTGTATCAGCCTCAATCATTTGCAATAGATTTCTCAAATATGCTTCTGCCTCTTGCTTGCTGGCAGTAGAAATTGGTGTGATTTCATCCCAAACTGCACCAGATTCTTTAAGTGCATCCATAAAAGTATTAATATATACACCTTCACTGAGATTTCTAACAATCAAATAAGATGAGAACTTCTCAGTAAATGTAGCAAGATAATGACTTGCTAATGGCACAAATTGATCTGCTGAGTCTAGGTATCCAACGTTTGGATCTTTCTCCAACCAGATTTTCTTATAGTAATTGGGACTAATTGGAAACTTAACATCACCCGCCTCACCAGTTGGTACAGACACAGGGATGTCTCTTAGTTTCTGTCTGTATAATCTATACAATGCTTTCTCCTCATCACTAACAGGAGAATCTTCAATGAAAACATAATCTGTTTCAGCAAGAAGGAAATTACGTGCAAGTCTAACTGTCAACCAGTTGACTTGTGTAGTCATTGCTCTGATCTTAGCAAACTCATTATCATACTGAATGTTTTCTAATGACTCAATTAGAAAAAACGTTTCTTTTAACTTTTGATAGACCGCTTTGCCTTCAGCAATACGATCTACCTCCAACATAGTAAATTCATAATCTTTCCAGAAGTATTCTCCTGTCTTATGATCCTTTCTATACTTACGTCTTTGGCACATGTAAGTATCATTAGAATACCAGACAAAGTATACTAACTTGTCTCTGTCAGAATCCCATGTAGGATATAGCATAGGTGCAATTTCATCATTATAATATCCATCGGGGACAACCTTAGTCACATTGTTATATGTGATTGTCCTTGTGACAGCATCTAATTGCAAAATAGTTTGTTGAGCCATGTCCTCACAGAGTTATTTCCTCAAGTATATTTAGAATGCTTTGATAAGATACTTGACAGCATGATATGGTTCAATTACAGGAACAGGCCAATCAGGATCTAGTGATGCCTCAGGTAGAATAGGATTAGTTGACTGCAATGTGAATCTTGCATCCAATCCAAGCAATCCAGCAGGATAAATTGATCGTGGATCACCTTTAACAACATATGTCAGTTCATCAGCAGATGTAGGAATTGCACCAGATGCAGCAATAAATTTCAATTCAGTAACTTCTTGGTATTCATAGATAAAATCACAGATACCGTAATGATCTGCGTCAGTGCTACTCTCTGCTAGGTTGGGGTTTCTATCTTGTCCTAGTTTAATTCTTACGTTAGGAACTCTAGCACCCTCAGGTAGATTTACTTCATACCAATACCATTGAGTATCACCACTACCACCATCAATTTCTTCACTAATGCCACTGTAAGGAACAATAACATCAATAGCGGTCCATGCACTCAGTGACATATCAGTATTGTAATATACTTTCAGTTCATCGCCACCATTTTCTGGTTGTTCTCCACCATTAACACCATTACCTCTACATGCTTTGATAATAAACTTGGTAACGTTAGTGCAATCCATCTCTGATAGGACAACAAATCTTTCAGTATTGCTTCCTTTAAACTTCACATAGTGAGTATATGCTGCTGGTGTAATTAATGTAGATAGATTGACAGCTTCAACTTCTCCAGCGGCATTAATAGTTGCTGTTGCATATGCTTTTGTACCTGCACCATGTTTGATTCTAACTCTTGGTGCATCACCATATCCAGCGCCACCATTTGTCAATGTAATACCATTTACTTTACCATTAGCAAGACTGACAGTTGCTGCTGCACCATCACCGCCACCACCACCAGCGACAAATTCTACTTCAGGAACTTGTGTTGTTGGTAACTTAAATCCACCTGCTGTACCAATACCAGTTCCACTAGTATATACATCAACATCTTCAGAACCAGCAATGAGTAGAGGATCCTCAATCAAAGTAGTTTCTCCACCAACCCAACCAACAACTTCACCAAAACCAACAGTAACAAAACCATTACCACCATCACTAGTTCCACTAACACCAGATCCTTTACTGCCAACTTCAATAGCAATAGAAGTTGCAGATGTAATTTGATCTCTATCAACTAGAACTGTTGCAAATCCACCAGCACCACCACCGCCGCCACCGCCAGTCCAGTAGCTACGATCTTCTCCCCAACTCCATTCAATGTATCCATCCCCACGATTGCTATCACTGTGTCCGTTATTAGTAAATATGCTAGTTTTATATGCGGTCATTCCACGACCACCACCATATCCACCACCGTGACCTGCACCGCCACCGCCACCGCCGCCATATCCACCACCAGAGATAGTATAAGATGACGTAGCGATACCACCACCGCCACCGCCACCGCCGCCGCCGTTACATCCAGCGTTACCACCTCTTCTACCAGAACCAGCAAATAGGTTTCCAGTTGTTGCTAGAGGAGTGTTAGAATTCCATCCAGGTGTGTTATTACCTCCTCCAGGATCACCACAATCATTATATCCAGGGTCATATCCACCAGCACCACCGCCTCCACCAGCACCAGCAATAATAGATCCAGCACTATTTTTAAGACCAGTAGCACCACCACCTCCACCACCCCACGTTCCGCCACCATTGGGACTACCAGACTGTGCTCCATTTGCTGAATATCCACCAGAACCACCATTAACGTTTACACCTTTAACTCCACATGCATAACTTCCAGTGAATCCACCACCAGGAGCGTTAACTCCAAGAGTAAGAACAGATCCACTGCCACCTAGTGTGCCACAAGGAGAAGAGTTTCCTCCTCTAGCACCAGCAATGGTAATATTAATGTATGTAATACTGTAAGAACTAGTAATATTGATATTTCCAGATCCAGTTTGCGTTCCGCTGCTAAAGTTATAACCACTATCACTTACAAAATTATTCTTACCATCAGATCCATCGTTAGTTGCAGTTGTTCCTGTATTATCTCCACCTTCTCCACCTGTTTGTGGATCATTTGGTTGATCTTTGATATATTTTACATTACCACTTCCAGATCCACCAGCAGTAGATTTATTAGCTAGAACTGATACCAATGTAGCAGCACTACCAGTAATACTTACAGTTCCACCAGCACCACCTTGCTGACTTCCACTTCCAGAATAACCTCTTTCCCCACCACCACATGAAATAGAAAGTTCAGATCCAATGCTTACAGAACTACCAGTTCCAGAGTTACCATTTGTAGTACCATTAGCACCAGATCCACCACCACCAGCAACGGTCACAATCATTTTTTCCCAATTTGCTGGAAGTGCTAGATTAGTAGTCTGTGGTGACGTATACGAATACAATAGATTGTATTCAATCAGTGGTTCTCCACCAATGAATCCTGTTCTACCACCAATCTTGGAATTCTCATCCATGGTTTTGAATGTAGTAACAGGAATAGACGTTATCAATTCATATGTTCCTGCAGCAGAAGATCCAGAAGCATAATAATACTCTTGTCCGTCAGTTTCCCATTTGATACTACCACTAGTTAAGTTTGCACCAGGAACCCAGTCAAAAATATCATATGTAGCAACTGTATTGTCTGGCAATGGAAACTTTAATAAGCAGTGACTATGTTCGAAAGAAACTCCACCAACAGGGAAGAACTGAGATAGTGCTCCCGTCGCTGACTTATATTCAGCAAGGTATCTATCACCACTATATGATGCCATAGCTTCAATCACGTTTCCAGGAACAGTGTGATAAGCAAAGTGAGAGTGTTCTGGTACGCCAGGTACACGCTTTTCTTTAAGACTAACTTTAATCTCTTGCTGTCCCGTAACAGTTGTACTCGTAGTATCAGTTACATTTGTATATCCGACCGTAGTCAAACTACCAAGAGAGAATAGTCCTTGCTGAACGTCTTTAGTAAGTAACCACACACCACCAAGTGAATCATATCCTAACGACTGACTAATCAATCCAATAGTAGGAGTATTAGCACCATAAACAGGACCATATCCAACAATTTTTCTTGCCTTTAAATCAGGAACAGCAAACGTGCCTAGATTACCAGCACCCATCAACTGAAAGACATTATCAGGTGAGACATCAGCCAGTGCTCCATTACTATTAAACAACATAGAAATGTTTAATGTACCAGATATGATACCAATCTGAGTTCCTTGATCGTCAGTAAGATAGTAATTTGGTGGATTTAATGAATCATAACCAGATCCTGGGTTGATGATCGTAATACCAACAATAGAAAATGTGCCATCACCATTGTCCTCTGTTATTGGATTAATGGAGATTGGTGTACCACTATCTAATGGATTTGCTGGATCATAATTTGGTGGATTATCAATGTATAATAGTGTATTAACACCATTTCCACTGTATGTTGGACTCGAAATTAACTGAGCGCCTGGTCTAGCAATACCACCATATTCATTACCGATTGCTTGGAAAAGCAATGGATAATCTTCAATGTAATATAATCCGCCATCACAATAAAGATATCCTTTATACTGATACTCTGGATGAGTATCAATTTTTGCAGCACTCTCATTGTAGATATCTCTATATGGTGCTAGACTACCACCGTCAGGTGAAGTTGCAGCGGGATTTGGTTGATATTTCAAGTCATAAGAAGATTGATAGTTAGTATCGTTATCCTGAACTTTCAATGTAGTGATAATCGATCCAATCTCTGTGGTATCATAGAACTTATCAGAGTAATAATTTGCTCTGGGATTTCTATATTCAGGATTTAAGTTGATGGTATCTTGTGCTGGCATGACTTTAAATCTTAATGAGATATTCCATTACAATAAATGGCATCGTAATTTGATCTAACGATGCTGCATCATCTACACTCAATCTAAGTGTAGTTTTTAAATTTTCTGGAGATAGTTCCAGTGCATCGGTAACCAAAGTAAAATTATGAGTACCTGCTTCAAAATTAATTTTATGAAAGTGACTGGTTGATCCCTTATTAAGAGCTGCAGTTTCAGTCAATTCATTAAACAATGAAGCATTGATTGTACTATCAGATACATTAAAGTTACTATTTAATGGAAGAACATCATGCAAATATGAATTCTTCCAGTCTAGTGGAACACCACTAGTACCTTCTTTATAGTATCCAGTAACACCCTCACTAGAATTAATATCACCACTCTGATCTGGAATACAAAGGCCAGCGATATTTGTACCTGATTGGAATGAAGGTTGAATGCTACCATTCAATCTACAGGATCCCGAGGAAACTGGGTAATTATTCCAGTCTTCATTCAATAGACAATAATACTTCCACGTTTCTTCCAACGTGTCGCCATCGTTATAACACGCTCCACTATATGATGTTGGGTCAAAAGTACCAGCGAAAGCACCAATTAGATATTCATATCCTCTTGCTAACTTGTTAGATGCCATTGCAACGCAAGGTGGTTGATTACTACCAGGATAGTTACAACCAGCTGCTTTAGTATTATCCATCCACGCCTGAATGGGAACTGTACTTGCATTCCAATATGCGACTAGTCCAATAGGAAATGGTGCCAAGTAACCATCTGGATCAGCTGGTTCAACCTCAGTTCCAATAGATTTTAGTCTAGATCTTCTCCAAGTACCAAAGTGCATGTGACCGTGGATACCTTGAGCGTCCACTTCTTCATTATCAGTAACTTTTGAATTGTCTGTTGCAACAGACCATCCAGGTTTTCCTTTCATCAAAATTTGCTGTGATGGCACAAGAAATGTACCACTATATGTTAATAGAATTTCAGTACCTAGTGTTGCTGACGCCTCAACACCAACACCACTCTTTGAAATTTCATCACCAGCTTGAGTGATAACTCTAATACCACGATATACACCAGCATCAGCACCAGGAGTAGGTCGTGGATACTTAGATCCAAGATCAGGAACAACGAACTGTTCGTCCGTTAAAAACTGCATTGGATCGCCTTGTGTATCTCTCCTAACAAATTTACCAGTTAATCCTCTACCACAAACTGATGCTAAAGCAGGAAAATCAGAGGCATTATAAACTGTGCCATCACAACGAAGATATCCCGAGGGGAGCATTTCTTTGTTGGAAGCGGCATTGAGATCATTGTTAATCTCTATGGGCCAAATAATTATTTGACCCGTTAGATTACCATATTTTGCTTTTTCTTTTGAATATACAGCAGGCATTAGTAAGCTCGGATGATGTATACGATCGTGAGGGAGGGTTGATTAGTAGTAACAGTAATATTTAGAGCGTCATTGAGATTATCTGGACTCACAGAACCAATACTCAATTCATTTACAGTAAAGGTTTCTTGAGGTTTTAGAGTTGCTTGACTCATCTGAATATCAAATGTTCCATGGTTATGACTTAGGAACAACGTAGAATCTGGTTCATTTTCACCAATATTACTCATAGAAGTAGGCCATGATCCTTCCAAGAAAGTAATATCAAATGTACCAGACGTTTCAATAGGTCTACTCAGTTTAACTGTGTAACTATAGTTAGAATCATTTGTGCCTTCTCTTTCAATCTCAGTAATATATGTGCCTTTGGCGATTGGTAATCCATCAACCATTTTCCATGGGCGAATCTTATCGTATGCGTAGTAAGTAATACCCGCATCCTCATCGACCTTCGTAGTTCTAATATCAGTTCCTGGTGGAAGTGTAAACTCAGTATCTTGTGCGTTACAGGGAACATTTGCTACAGTGAACCAGAGTGAAGGATCTTCTGGGTTGTCAATTAATCCATTATAAGTAGAACTGGTGTCTTTACCAAAGAAATTTCTTCTTTCACCAAAAATCATTGGTTTTGGCATTAATCCAGTCCACGCTGGAATAGAGTGAGATTTTTCAGGTACAGTAGGAAATACATCAGTAAAACCTTTTACATCAACAAAGTTATAACTCTGAGATCCTGCTGCTGGACTTTCTCTAGTAGGAGCTCCATCATTCCAATCAGGTGCAGGAACTTTAGACCAATAGTCTTTACCATCCGCATTATTAAATTGCCAAAATCTATCAACTGTTGGTAGAGTATGTTCGTATTGTTCGTCACCATAGAATGCCAAAAGAGTTCTACCTTGCTGCCAAGATCTTGCTTCAGCATCACTTGGAAGTAAAGCACACTGGAATTGAGTTGATGCAATAGGACTACAGTTTGGGTGTGCTGCGTTACCACTAACTTGAACCTGAGTAGAACTAAATGTCATAGGTCCAATAAAACCAGCAGTAGCACTTTGGATTTTATCTGCGTGTCCGTGCGACGGGAAGTGGTTAATACCTAGTTTTCTATTTAATGTAGTAACTGATGTTTGGAAATCTCCACCAGTTACTGCCAATTCAGTAAACTTACCAACCAGAGTTTGATCTGCTGGCAGCTGGAAATCAATATCACAATTAGCAGACCAGGATGTTTTAATAGAAACCTCTGTTCCCATCTCTGATAAAAGATCACGAAATCTAGTGCCATCTGCATCAATAAAGGTATTCAGTACATCTCCCTGTCCCATTTGATAGTTGGGATTGGCAAGATAACTTTCATCAAGATCAATTAGAACTCTGGATGTAAGGTTGGGAGTAAAAAATTCACCTTCAATGTTAGGAAATTCTCCACTCAAACTTCCACCATATGTTTCACCAATCATAGATGCTAGCATTTGAAAATCGCTAGCATCTCTTCTTCTTCCATCACAAACAATCCATCCTCTGGGGATATTTTCCAATGTAAATCCATTGTTACCATTGCCAGCCCATGGCATGATCGCGCCAATTTTGGCGGTCTTCATGGTTTTTAGTGAATTGTAGTATTGTGCCATTTGTATCAGAGTTCCGTGAGCCACCAACCGCGTAGGTTAGATGGGATAGATCTTTCATCTTCTGCACCAGGAGCATCAGTTGGACCGACATAAATCAATCCGAAGGATGCGTTTCTGGTCTGTACGATTAGTTCTCCACTATCCCAAGAAACAGAATTGAATCCGCTACCTTCTTTAATGGTAGAACCTGTAATGTCACCCTGAACTGCAACTGACAAACCACCAACCTTGAGTGCTCTAATGACTAACTGAGAGTCATAAGATAGGTTTCCACTGCATTCAATGAATCTAATCATATCACCAGTTTCAGCATAATCTGGTAGATACAGAACCATATTGGTGCCTGCAGGATTATTTAGAATGTAGTTGTTATTAGGTTGTAATGGAGATCCTTGTGTCTGACCGATACCTGTAGCAGATTGTTCTACGTAAGTATATCTACGACCACCATTTCTAGTGAAGTAACGCTGAATACCGAAGGTATCGATAGAACCATCTTGATAGATCTTAAAGTCTCTTGGACCTTCAGTTCCACCAGTTCCAGCATTACCAATGTTATCGATATGGAAGATTGGTGTAGTTGCATCACCAAACGCATCGCCATCATTAGCAACTAATTTGCCTTTGACATAGAGTTGTTCTCCAACATCAACAGATCCCGTGTCACCATATACTTTGAACTTAAGTTCTTCACTGCAGTTACCCCATGCTTCACAATTATCTTCGTAGACGTTGATGTCACCGTGAATGAAGGCATGACCCTTGAGGAACATACCACCCTTCTTAGTCTTGGCGTCTAGAATTGCACCATCAGCGGGGTGATCGTCATCGTTAGCAACGTTGAAGATTAGAGTCTCTCCATCGCAACCATACATTCTCAATTCACCACTGTATAGTTCTAAAGCATCATGAATAATAGTTGTACCACCACCAAATGTTGGGGTATAGAAATCGCGAGGATGATCTCCTACGAAATCAGGATCAAGAACATTAAGTGCTTGCTGAACTGATTGTGTTGCTTTAGATAGTCTTACAGAATATGCAGACTCCTGACCGTTAATACTATCTGGATAGAACCATTCAGTAGTTACAGCAGATGTAATAGGATCAGTAGTGCTAATTCTGAAGAAGTGTGGGGAGTCTAGTTTGTTACCAACTATTCTAGAATCTGCTAGTTTAACCTGAATTAGGGAAGCAAGGTATGCTGGGTTAGCAGGTGTTCTATTAGTTGCAGGGATATCCTCAATTAGTTTGCTGCTTAACTTATACTTGTAGATCTTAACAACTGTTGCTCCACCACCAGTGAAGTTAAGTTTGCTAGTTCCTTCAAGTCCTCTACCACCATTTGGATAAGAAGTAACAGGATAATCAGCATTGTAAATTGTAGGCAGATAACCCTGACCGTTTTGAGTGTAAGGATTATCGGTGATAATCATGATCTCACCGCGACCTGATGATACGCCAGCACCTTCATAAACTGCGATCATGTCGCCCTTCTGGAAGACGCTGATGTCATTAACAGGAATGTTGACATCATCTACTGTAAATCCTACAGAAGTTGTAGTAATTGGACCACCGATGTTAAGGGTGAACTTACTAAATCTGTAACCATAAGCAATACTATTCTCAATAGTATGGTTGACTGGAGTAGAACTCCACCATCCACCATGTGCGAATACTGCACCTTGTGTAGTACCAATAACAGTGTCACCATTACAGATATTAACGTCAAATGTGGTGCCATACTTGTTATTGATATAGAGGTGGTTATCAAGTGATGGATCAGGACTTGGATATGTAAAGTCTCTATCGCAGAGACCATTCAAGTTTAGTGTTCCGTTAACATTGAGTAGTGCTGTGCTTGTACCATCACCGATGGTTACATCACCAGTAGTAGAATCAACAACGAATACATCATTTGCAGTTCCACCAGAACAATCAGAAGAAATTCTGAACTTAATTTTCTCTTGACTTAGAGGACTTTGAATCTGTAGAACTTCACCAACGTCATATGTCGTTGGATCTGGTGCTTGTGGTGTGCTGTCACGACCCAAGATAATATAATCATTGAGTTTTAGACTGCTACCAATTCTGGAGAGATATACATTAGTGATAGCCTGCTCGTCGAATGGAATATCCTGAGTAGTCCAAGTAGCATCAAACTGTACGTTACACTTGTAAACAGAAGTTCTATCTGGGTGATCGTTTCTTACGCCAGTAAATGTACCAAATGGTTGTCTTTCAACAACAATGTAGTATGGTCTGACATTAATTCTAGGTGTAGAAACAACCTTAACAAATTCAACATGAGTTGAAATTGATGTCGCAGAACCTGTAACATATGTGATTCCAACAACACCGAAGTTATCAACACCAGTATTTGCTTGCTGGAACAACTGGAACTTAACACCTGCCTGCTGTGCTGCAACAGGAATGTTAACTTCCATCTTAACGAACTGTCTGTTCGTATCAGCATCCATAAACTGAACGAATTGTGGTGTTGTTACCAGATCACTAACACCAGCTGGGACAATATCACCGATAGTAATCCATGTATTGCCATCATCAAGAGAGTATCTTAGTTTTAGTGCTTCATTTTGCGATGCAGGAGAAATTACATCTGGGAATTCTCCACCATTGCTATTATTTCCGACGTGAACGTCGAATTCCATCTTGGAAATAGCACCAGTAGATAGGAATGATCCATCAACTGTATCAAGTGTTACGTAACGAGTTCCAGATCCACTAGCACCTTGGAAGTGGATGTATGTCTTACCTGTGTTAAATCCGCCACTGGATCCTAAACCAGGACCAGAGTTATCAAAGAGAACACCCTCATAATCATTAACAAATGATGCTGTTGGATCTGCTTGGTTGATATTAGCAGTGTCTAGAACAACACGAGACTCACCAATACCTTCAGGAGAATCAATCAATAGAATGTCATTCTCACGGAAGTATGACTCACCATCAACTAGTGGAGCATTCAATAGTGGTAGGTAATACTGATTACCAGTTAGTTCAGGTAGCTCCTGAGGTTCGACCTGTGGGTTGCCACCAATTTCAGTGATTTCATTCTGATATTGAATACCACCCCAGTTTGAACTACCAACAGTATCAATCTCGTTATATCCTGCTTCTCCAGTCGTCAAACGTGCTACGGTAATAATATCAACGTTGTTGTTGAATAGACCGTCACCAAGTTCACCAGATAGGTGCTCCATGTTAGAAGAACCAGACCTGTTTCTGTATGCGGAGAATGTAAATGCATCCAGACCACCACAGAGAACGAGGTTAGAGTTAACTTCAGCAGTTGCATTAACAACCAAGTTGTTTCTAATAGTGGTTGTACCACCCTGACCTGCCATAGTCAGGTTAGAAACGTTAGTAGCGAAGTTGAGGATATTGGTTACAGAGTTACCACCAAAGAAGTCAACTGTACCAGCAGTAGATGTTAGTGTTAGACTATCAGTAAGTCCTCTTCTGGTGATAGGACCACCATTAACATCAGCACCAACACCAAGGATAATATCACCAGCAACCTTAAATGACTTGGTGTCAATCGTTGTTGTTGATAGAGTCTCAGAAGGTTGTGCGTATGCACCACCAATGACTACCTTAGAAATATGAGCGTTGTTGTCATCAGGAGTATGACCGATGTAGATGTTACTGTGTGATGACTTGTTGCCAATGAGGAAGAACTGATCTCCTTCTACATCGTTGCCAATAAAGAATCTGGACTGTACCTTATTAGCGTTACCAATGTAGATATCTTGAGATGACGTAGTGGTGTTACCAATTGTGATTAGTTCAGCACCATTTGCAAGTGCAAGGGTGTTAGTGTTATCAACGATTGTCGCTGCAGTTACATTGTTAGCAATGTTAACTGTACCAACGAATGTAGCATCATCAATCACATTGAAGATACCAGTTGTAATACCAGTTCTGATTTCAGCAGTGTCAGTTCCATCTACACCAGGATGGTTGTAGACTTCAATGTCTCTGTGGAATCTTACATCTTCAGTAAAGCGAGCATCACCTTGAACGACCAATGCTCTGTCTAGTTCTGCATTGGTGATGTTAACACCAACCTTACCATAGTTATTTGGTCTGCCAACTTCAGAAGAAGCAGTAGTTAGTGTAGAAACACGGAATACTGCTTGCTTAGCATCGATGAATGCAACGACAGTAGAACGCTGTGCGTTGTTGAGGAGATCATCAGAATAACCAACAACAAATGCATCAGATACTTTATCTACAGTACGTGTAGCGAATGAAGCGTTGTTGATCCAACTATCCTGAGTCGTCTTACGACCAGTGATGAATGTTGTACCAATAACTTCAAGGTTTGCACGAGGATCAGTGTTCTTAGGTTGTACCCAAGCAGTATCATATGCCTCATGATCGACTCTGTTGAGAGTGTTAATACCGAGTTTGAAATCACCCCAGGTATCACTATCAGTTCTCATTACTTCAGAACCGATTACACCATATTCCTTCCACTTGTTCTCCGCATAGAACATTCTTCCATTTGGAGATGGAGCAGCATTGAAATTAATGATGTCTGTATCCCAGTCGTAACTACCAACAGGGATGCTTACCTGACTGTTAACAGGAACAATCTCGATAAAGAGTTGATTACTCTGACCGTTGAATGCATACTCCGCATTGTTGATGATCTTCCAGTTTCCGATGAAAGATGCATATCTAACAATGTTCTCAAGCTTAATAGTTGAGGTAGGAGTAATTGGTGGGGTAAAGTCGTCAAGTTTAATTGGGTTGTTTGCTGGATCGATAAAGGTGATCGTAGCAATGTAGGTAGAACCAGATTGCTCGATTTCAATAGCATCAATGTTAGCATTATCAATTTCAGTGAAGATGTTTGCATAGATCCAACCAAGAGAACCAGTCTTATTAACTGCATCTCCCTTGAGAAGCATATCTCCTGGTTCTGGTAGAACACCACCAGAGATAGTAACGATAGTTTCACCACCTTGCTGCGTTTCTTGTGGTACACCACCATATACAACATACTGCATGATGTTAATGGAAGTTCCACCATTAGCAATGGTGAGTCCCTGGTTTGGTGCTACATTACCATTTGAAACTGCACTACCTGCAGGTGCATGAATTAGAGACTTGTAACCAAGTCCTTTACCGCGTCTGTTGTATTCAAATACAGCGGAAGAAACTGTGTTCTGACCGATACGAATATGTCCGCCTTCACCAATACCATCAATCTGATCGAAGTTGAGGTATTGATCTTGTGGTTGACCGTTAGCACCAGTTGAATTTACTAGAGAGTAAATTAGTAGTGGAGTTCCTTGCTGAACGAGTTGATTGTCAGGAACATTGATTTCAACAGGGGAGAGGAATCTGCTGACTAGCTGACCGCTGTCATCACCAACAACTGTGATGTTCTTATTGAACGTTACAGGTGTATCAAAGGTAGTAACGAGTTGTCCGATTACGTCATCCTCGTCTCCATCATCGGCAAGAACTGCTCTATCGATGAAGGTTTCTTCACCAGTGATAGCATTGATTCTTCTGTTACCGATGTAGAGATCACCCTGGGAGTTAATACCCGTGTAGAAGACGATACCAGCGTCCTGTTTCTTACTTTGTGCGTAGAAGTCCTCTTCGGGTTCTAGAACGATCTCCTGACGCGCTGGG